TCAGACATTCAAATCGAACTTCACGCTCTCATCACCATCGAGTAGCAACTTTGTACGCTCTATATTATTCTCGTACAAGTGTATATTTCCGAGGTTCAGCGTTATGTTCTTCAGCGGCAGGTCTATCTGTCGCGCCATCAGGTAAAGGTGGTATATATCGGCTGGCAGGCCGAGGTTGGCATCGCTACTTCGTTGGTAGGCTGATAGCACCAATTCTCCGCTATCAATCTGGAACTGTACCAGACTGAGGCACGGTGCCTGGTTGCTTTCTGCGCCAGTTTCGCCGAGGAACAGCACATAATTCTTGCTGTTCCGCTTCTCGCGGTTTATCCTCGCTAACAATGGCGGCAGCTTCTCAAAGTAGGTCGGATAGCTATTGACGAGTACAGAACCGCAATAGTCCCACCAGTTTATGCCTGCCTCGCGGTATTTCTCCACTTGCCGCTCGCCTTGCATGAAGAGTTGTAGTTCGTTCCTCAGCTTCTTTCGGGCTATGCCGTGGCTCTCGAAAATATCAAGCAAATCGCCAGGCGATAAGGACAGTTGTTCATTGAGTAGGTAACGAATGTTGCCTTTAGTATTCTTCTGAGGCTTGCCCTGCCCCAAAACCTTGCTTAGTATCTGATAGTATTTGTTCATCATTCAAATGGTGCTAAAATGGTATTTAAACGGCATCTGTATAAATCATAATATCCGTATAGGATGCGCTGTAATTCATATGCGCATTGAACTCCCGCCGATGGCAGTTCTCAAAGGGGTTGCCGATGAACCTATTCTTTCCTATCCATTCGCAAAGCTCTACTATTGACGACTTGTTTGAGGTAAAATAGACGAAGCGATGACCAGCGAGGATAGTCAGCACATCAAGGTAATCAGACAGCTTCCAGTACATTCTATAAGTTTTACTGTCCGTGCTCAGATATGGAGGGTCGACAAGAAATACCACATTTGGCATGTCTTTATACTTATCAAACACCTCTTTATAGTCACAGGAAGTGATTGTTAAGCCGTCGAGATAATCAGTGCATAACGGATAATTTGTTGATTTTACTCTGTTATACAATGTCTCTTTCTCCATTTCTGCAAAGCAAGTTGCATACTTCATGGAAAATAAAAGCGATGTTGATAGCGTTATGTAATCGACATAGCCGTACTTTTGTTTATGCTTGCAAATACAATCCAGCACACGTTTCCTTACCTCGCCTAATATGGGCTTGCTTCGTGGAACATCTACTATCGCCCTCAATTCTTTTAACAGCTCATTTGTCTGAGAGATGCGCTCCAAACGTTGCCTATAGCCATCAAAGTCATTATACACGACTGTAGAGTTTGGTTTTTGACACTTGGCGATATGCGACAGCAATCCGCTGCCACCGAACAAGTCTACAAATGTTGTACCATCGGGGAACTGTTGGAGAACCTTTATGTACTCCTTGGCGAACATCCGCTTCTGCCCCTGAAAAGGAAGTGGTGCCGAAAGATATAATTTTTTCATTGTTTCACAGGTTTGTTATGTATGGCAAAGTTCGCTATATTCAGCGAAGTAAAAGAACTTTTGCTCCAAATCACACTGCAAGAGGTTTGCAGTCGCTTTGAAAACGTTTGATAAGCGTGTACACCTTGCGTTCGCTCACAGCATACTTTTCAGACAGCCAGGCTACGATATATGACACTTTCTCGCCACGTTCCAGCAGCGTAGTATAATCGGTGTATAAGTCCACATATTCCGCATCCTCGAGTCTGATACCGGACATTTTGAGTTTATTTATCAATTCCCTGTTAAATTTTAAGACTTCTATTATCTTCATAATCACAAAATTTTGTATCTTTGCATTGTCTCACTTATTAATTGCGTATAGCGCAGCCAAAACAAAAACCGCAAAGACGGTCGGTTGGCATATTGCCCCCGGTCGCGTCTTTGCGGCGTTTTGTGTTATATAGTAAGTGAGACGACTTTTAACAGGCCGGGGGCTTTTTTATTCCCCCATAAGGTTTATTCCAAAATCAAATCGCCTCTTTCAATGGCAAAATATATATCACGCACTCCTTTGTATGCAGCAGATTGCTCCTCGATGTCCGGAATAGAATTCCAATGACCATCTGTAAATGTCGAGCCGTTGTGCCCATAATCGGCCGCGCAACTTTCATCGGCAACGTCATCATGGGTGCATTTTGCCACATGGTCGTGAAAGAGCAGCACCTTGGCATTTTTTGGGTCGCTAATATCTGCTTTGTAGGTAACTACGTGGACAAAGCCATTTATAATGACAATGCCATTCACGTCTGCTTCAACTCTTTTTTGCATTACTTTTAGTTTCATAATTCTTTTATTTTAATATTATACTAACATTCTTCCTCTTATCCAATTGGTGTTGTAATAACTTTCTTTTCCCGTTTCAGAATTAACCGAGAGCTTTATTTCAAGGGCGGCAAAGTTATTCGGGTAGACTGTTATAGATGTACCCGATCCCCAAATGTTTATATAGCTCGTCGATTGGTTGTATATAGCTACAGTTTCCCCTATCAATGATCGTGCAATCTCAAAATCGCCATCACCGTAATAACCTCCACTACCGGGCACCGTTATAAATATAGTACGGTTAAACGAGCCTTTGAACAAAGCAATGGCGGATACTTTTCCGGCAACAAATACGTAACCAATATCGGGATCTATTTTCGCATATTTAGTTATATTTTGAGGAGTTATCACCAGCATTTTCTTTCTGAAAGAGCCAACGCCTGACATGTAGCCATTGATAGGGTCGAGAACAATATCAGGATTGAAATTGGCATTGCCATAGTCCGTGCTTGGATTACCATTTACATCTCCGCACTGGGAGAACAGCTGTCCCTTGTCAAACACCCAACCGCCCAGCAATGCCTTTCCCTTGCTCACAACAAAAGGCTTTTCGCCATTATGCTTTATTTCGAAGTTGGCTGCTTCGACCGACACAGTACCATTGGTCAGGTCGATACCGGTGCGCTCAACGCTTTCCACAATGTCAGGGTCCTTCCATGCTGTTGCTTTAGCTCCTTCTTCCAGCTGCATTTCGGACAAATAAGCTTCGCCATCTCTTGTGTAGCCTATAAATATCTGGACATAGTTGTATCCATCTTCCATATCGAAAGAATAGGAATATTGTTTCCAAACGCCATAGGAAGACGGAATGTTAGGATAGCTCGTCTTCGGAGCGGTCATGTCCTTTGCCCGGCTTCTTTTGATTTCAATGTAAGGTTGCTCGCTTCCGTAGATTCGCACAAACATTGATAGTGTGTATGTACGACCGCCCAATGCCTTTATAACAGGAAACTTGCAACCGTTCCATTCGTTCTGTGGCGCACCGTGGCGCACAATGGCAAGATAAGGATTGTCAAGGTGTGCTACACTCGCATAGTTTCCTATTGTTACGTATTGAGCTCTTTGTAGTAACAATAAGTTCAAAGGACGCAGGCTCGCGCCCTTGAGTATATTCACGCCGCTGAATGTCTGCTTGCTGACCTCCAAGCGAATTTTCTCGGCATCTTGCTCTATGACGGACATTCGTTTCTCAAGCCCCTGCTTGTCAGCCTTATTCTGCGCAATGATGCTTTGAAATTGCTGCTCATTAGCAAGGAACTTGGCTTCATTCCACTTCTGAGCACTCACCATAAATTCAGCAATGGCAGTGCGTGTCTGCCCCTTGTAGGTGGCGGTAACTTCCACTTTGCCGCTCCACTGTCCCTGTGCTACACTTTTAAACGCGAGGATATATAGCGGAATACCAGCTTGTCCTGCGAGCTGCTGCTTGTATACAACGGCATCACAGTTGTAGGGCTTTGCACTTACGCTGTCGATGGGTACTTCCGTAGTGCCGGCATACATTTTCACCGTGCCTGTATTCTGCGTCAAGTTTTCGATGATACCTTTGTTGTTGGTTTGGAAGACAAAGGTATTCGGCGTTACGACAAGTGTGAGTGCAGTTTCGCCTTTTTCTCCATCATTTACATTAACAATGGAGAGGTATGCACGTGCTATAACTTTTCCCATACTTCAAATGTGTATTGATTGAGTGCATAGGGGGTAAGAGCCCTATGCACAAGTATTTTTATTGACTTACTTCGCAGTAGAATGTTGCTTTCTGCTCAATGTCGTTGGCCGACACGGTGAGCGGATTGCCTGTCTTTTGTGCCGACGATGTGCCTGCAAAGTTAGATTTTGCTCCGTTTTTATCGAACTTGGTCCACGTATAGGTGAACTTTTGCGAAGATGTTGTTTCACTTTCTATTAGTTCTCCGCCACGATATAGTCGGGCACAGAGAGTAGTAGAACCTTGACCATTTTTTATTTGCAAACCTGTTGGAGAGAACAGTTCTAATGAGTAGGGGTCCGTGCGGTCTTCGAATGTTACGATAGCTTCGGCACGGTCAGCCCCGTCGATGGCTTCGCACTTGAAAGTTTGCACGTTGAGCACGTCATTTGCCTTTACCGACAGAGTCGATACTCCACCTGTTGTTGCTATGCCCTGTGTGAGCAGTTCCCACGCTTGTGTTTTTAAGTTGAGCGAGTACCATTTATAGGTAATGCCGTCGGTGTCCTGCGTGCCACCACGAAAACATTTTGCTTCGGCTGTGAGCGTAGAAATATTGTTCGATGCATCGAAGCTGTTACCCTTTGGCTGTGTGAGGACAACCTGAAAGAGCGCACCGGCATTTGCTGTCTTCACGACAAAGCCCTGTGCCTCGAGCGTGGTATCCTGTGCCGTATCATCATCGTGAAATACAGCTGTTATCTTGATGGGCAGCGAGTTGCCTGTTATATTGCCCTTAATGGTAAGTGCGCCTCCTGCTGAAATTGCCGCAACGCTATACTCTCCGCTTGTTGCCCCGGCATTCACGACAGTACCGCCAATATCATATTTCAAGCTCGTGAGCTTACTCACCAAATTAGCACCATTACCAGTAACATACACCTTCGGCGTTACCACATTGTTATCACTTCCGAAGTTAGGCGTATACACCTTCGTGTCGGGATTATACATCTGTACGGGGTGCTTAATACTCATAACGAGCTGCACCTGCTTCGCATCGTTAAGGTCTACTATTGTTATCTGACCTCTTGCTTTTACTGTTGCCATATTTTTTCTTTTTTTTATTGTGAATGTATTTATCTTTCAATTTCTATCATGCAGTCTATTTGTGCCTTCAAACTCACCTCTTCAGCCCGTATGGTGATACGGTTTCCAACCGCTTCGTGTCGGGCATTCCAAGCCTTGTCGAATTCGGGATTGCCTGTCTGAATTACCCACGAAAAGTTATAAGGCTGCAAAGTTGATGTAATATCCTGTTCTCCGTGGAAGACGGCAGCCACAAGAACAATTTCGCCTTGTCCATTGTGTATAACATTGCCACCGCTTTCCGACTGTACCCTCACTGTATAGGGCGATGTGCCGTCTTCGCCCTTGGCAGCATATTGCTTCCACTTCGGCGACTGCTCCGTAGGTTCATCGGTATTGCCGTCCACAAGAGAAAGCCATGTACCGCCGCCATAATACCACGCTTCATATTTCGCTGCCACTGTGCCCGGTACCCAGTCGCCACGATACAGAACGTTGGGAATACGCTCACCGTCGGAGCTTATCCACTCGAAGTGGCGGCTATTCATATAGATTTTTTCGCTTGACAAATGAAAGATGGCGTTGCCTTTGTTTAGCGAAAAGTCGTGAATATTGCGGTATACTTCGATAGTTCCACCCTCCTCTTTTGAGGTGGTAATCATTGTAACATTCATGCGGTGGCGGTGCAGCGTCGGCTCTACGCCGTGGGCAATATCCCACAGCGTGTTGTGTCCACATAGCACGACGTTGTCGCCAGCCTTCGGAATATCGTTTTGAACACTTTTATCTCGGTAGTTGTCATCTGCAGTGATAACGATATACGCTTCTTCACTTGCTGTCTTCTGCGCAACCGCAGACACGCAACGCCAGTAATAGTTGTTACTTACATTCTCGTAAACGCCTGCCTTTATATTGAATGTTTGGCACAGTGCTTGGTCGCCTGGCAACCAGTCGTTGGTAATAGCCTTGTCGCCGTCGTCCGTGTGGAGGTAGCACTTCCAGCCACCCGTTACAGGCACAACCTCTTCTATTACGGCATTTGCGCCTGACAGAACGATGTTGCCACCGATATGCTTGTACTCGTCTATCTGAAGGCTACGGAAGATAGCCTTGCCAATCACCTCCAAATAATCTATTTGCCCATGGGCACGCCCCTTTTCGTCAAGCCAAACACCAAAGCCGTTTATTGTCCTTTCAAAGCCCAGCGTTTGAATAGCTTTCAATATGGCGTTACCCGCCCCGTCGATACCCGCCCCGCCATTCAATGCGATGCCCCGCAAAAAGGTTATCAACTCTCGCGCCGTGTCGGCTGAATTCTTACTCAGGAATTCCTTGTGCGTACGTCGGGCACTGTACAGGTTGGTATCTGTAGGCTTCGTCGTGTCCCAGCTGCGGATAACATCCGGTATATTAATCGCGCCGACGAGAGTTCCAGCATAGTTCCTTGCATCGGCAATGGCACTATCCATCTTTGCCATTGTGCCCGTTGAGAGAGCATCACAGATTTCTATATCCATCTGTCCCGGCTCATTCACTTGCCTGCTGATTTTCGTGATACGACTTGAGCGATATCCGTTCTCTGGAAAATATTCCCTGCTCTCCAACCGAACACGTCTGCCGATAAACAATTCCGTTCCTGTTTCCTTTATCCAGACAAAATCCGTCGGTGCTTTATAGCGACTTACGTCCAATGCGTGCTTGCCATTATACTCATTGACAGCTTTCAGAAGCTCTTTTTCCGCCAAGGCATAATATTCGTCGGGCATTCTGATATTCCATAGGATATACTTATCGCCAGCTTTCGGAACCAGTGTTCCGCCAGGCAATTGCATGTCGTTGTCATAAGGCCATATCGTAATAATCTCAAACTCTTTGGCCTTACTGTCATAATTCACTTCAAAATAATGCTCATTGGAAGTGCCTAACCCAGCAAGTTCACTGCCGGCTTGAAAAGACACATGCTTTACCAAGCCGCCGATTTCGTAATCGTTAGGATTGAAAGGCAAGGCATCGTCTTTGAAATAGTAGATAATAAAGGGCTTGCCCTCCTTATCCTTCACCTGTTTCGAGCGCACGCTGCTTACAACCCCGATACGGCGGGGATAGATGTCTGAAAAAGCCTTCTGTTCATAATGGTGTATGATACCATAACGTTCCACGTTCACATCTACGTACTTCGCACCACCAGGCAACATCAGCCGACTATGTCCATATTTTGTCGCATCAATGTTGCGATTGCTTCCTATGGGGAACAGGCGGGTGTAGAATTTCGCATTGTCTGCCATGTCGCGGTTGAGCGATGTCAGTCCCTTGTCATATCCGAGCGTGATTTCATCACCATGCTCACATCGACACAAATTCACCGTCTCACCCTCTACCCACCATTCTACACCTACAGCCTCTGCCAGTTCCTTCAATCCTTCATTGCAATACTTGCCAGTATATTCAATAGTAACATTATCTGAGCCTTCCACTGCTCCCACCTTAAAGCTCGCCGTCCCGTCCAATCCATCATTGACATTCTTCACTATCAGTCGCATGTGGTCTATAGGTCGTGCTGTCAGAGTGAACACAGCTTCATTTTTGCCATCTGTATTATTCAGCACGAGAAAACGCTTGATGAGGCTCTCAATGCCATATAGCTGGAAACTATATTCCCACTCCATGGTACTTTTTTGAGCCGGAGCATATTTTACGGTAGCCCAGTATCGCTCATTTCCGTACTCGATGTAATCATTCACATCGATGGAAACAAACTCGTACAAGGTGAAAGAAAGCTTCAGCAGGTTGTCTCCCTGAATCTCCTTCTCTTGCGTGCTGCTGTTGTCAGGCTCTATTTCGGCCTTTGCATTTCCGTATCTGTCAAATAGCGTTAGAAGCATATTATAATGGTGTTATAATGTCATTAAATGATAGGGTCAGGCTCACGGAACTTGACTTTGTAACGGCTTGCCTGCACACCTTCTTTCCACAGGTAAGTCAATGCCGTATATGAGCTACTGTCCATATAGAACACCTTGAGCGACAGGTTGAGCTCCGTGAAGGTGATCGTGAGCCAGCCGTCTTTACCCGTTTTTAGAAATTGAATGAATGCCATGTATTTGGCTATCCATTCCTGTCTCGTCTTGGCGTATTGTGCGAAATGCAATGTCACATCACGCTCCGCATTAGCCGGCAAGAGCGTCTTGGCGTACTTCTTGCCGTTATGCTCTCGTATGTCCACACCGACATGTTCCTTTGCCTTGCTTGGCGTCAGAATGGCGTTCAGGTTCTCCCTGCCGCCTTTCTTCTCCTCGGTGAGAAACACACCGTACTCCTTCCAAATGTCAGTGCCGTTTATAAGCACAAGTCCGCCTAATATCTTGTCCATGTCATTTAACTTTTACGCCATCGCGAGTAATTTTCCTCATTTCTTCCTTTATGTCTTTCAGAGATTGGGCACTGCTGCCCGTATTGAGCTCTATTTTCCTGAGATGCTCCTGTGCGGCACTCATTTTTGCAGCGACATCCTCAACCCGGTCATCTATGCTTGCCCAATGCATCTGCCCGCTGACGAACAGTCCTTCAAGCTTCGTCGCCTGGTCTTGGCTCATCGTGGTGAAGGCACCGGCCTTTCCGCTCTGTGTCGTTCCGCCGTTCTTGTCGACAGAATTGATGATGCCTGCATTGCGCAGCTGCTCGATATCACTCTTGGCACTATTTACATAGTTGTCATATTCCTTTTTCAACTCATCAAGCCGCTTGCGGTACTCGGCATCGGTTATCTCGCCGTTCGTACGAGCCTTGTTCAGTTTGGCGAGATCTTCATACCATGCCTCCAGGTTCTTCTGGAATTTTGCCCCGACCAGGTTGTTTATGGTCATTTTATTGACCATTGCCTGCCAATTCTCGGCAATGTCATCAAACACATCTTCCGAGCCATTGGCAAGAGCATATAGTGAATCGAGGAAATCGTCGAAGACGTTCTTCTTTGTCGTGGTTGTAAGGTTCTCGTAAAGGGTGTCTGTTATCTCCTGCAACTTGCCAGCCTGCTCTATATAGGCATTTAACTTTTCTGCGACACGCTCTCCATAGCCACCTTTCCCCGTTTTGATAATCTGCTCCCACATGTCCACATTAGACCGGAGCACTTTCATCTCCTCGGGACTGAGCCCCCAGATGTTACCGTCCCACTTTCGGCCTATCTGCTCGCTCAGGCGTTTTATCTGCTCGTCGCTGTAACCTTTCCAGTAGTAATCCCAGCTATGATGGGCAGAATGATATCCTGCCTGCTTACGTGCGATGTCCTTGTAGTTGTCGTTCGTCTCTCGTTGCAGTCTTTCCGCATCGTTCGATATGCGAATGGCAGTAGAACCCCTCGCCGTCTTCATTTCGTCTGTCAAATCCTCGATAGCCTGCTCCAACAGCTCATTGCGCTTAGTGAGCCTGTCAATGGCTTCTGCGACCTCCTTTTCGTTGGAATTGGTAAACCAATCGCTTGGACCATTGCTGCTCAGCAAACCCAGTGTCAGTATATTGCCGACACGGCCTAAAACAGAATCCAAAAGACCGCCCACGCCATTCACAACAATATGCTCAAGCACGTGGAATAAGTTTTCGGGTAGGTCGAATATCGCATTTATCAGGTTGCCGACTGCGTCCAATATACTAACCACGAGATCGTCTATCCAACGCAACGAAACAAGTTCCGTTATCGAGTTGAGGACGCCTGTCACAAACCCCTTGATGCCACTAACCAAATCAAGTATAAGCCTTGGTATCTGGGCTACGATGCCGATGACACTTCCCAGCCCGCTTGACAGCAGGCTTGATATACCTCCACCGATGGATGACAGCGTCGTACCCATCGTGCTTGACAACGTGCTGCCTATCTCTTTTGCCATACCTTCTCCCATCTGTGGAAGTATCGCGTCGAGCGTGCCTTTCAAATTGTCAATGGCACCCACTTGTTGCTGCAGGCCGTTGAAGCCTTCCACGCCTTGCCAGCCCTTGGCATTGTTCAGGGCGGTTGTCAGCCCGCTTGTGAAGTTTACCACCTCGTCCGAAGTCCGATTCAAGGCAGCACCGAAATCTTCCATGCTCTCGTGCGCCTTCACCGTAGCATCGCCAAGTTCCTGTGCCTTGTTTTCAAGAGCTTTATATTCATCGTTTGTGATTTCACCGGCATCGAGTTTTCTCTTTCCTTCATTCCGTGCGTTTACGGCATCTTCCTCGGCCTTTACAGCACGGTCATAAACAGCCACGCTGTCAGTGAAGCGTTTGACGGCTTCGTCAAGCGTTCGCCATGTTATGCTCTGGTCAGTACCGACATACTTGCGTATCTCCTGGAGCAGAGCCGTTACCTTCTGCTGGGTGTCAGCATCGGCGTTCTTATACTCGTCGGTATTGACATAAGCGCGCAGTTGCTCCAACATAGGCACCATCATCTCTTTGGCGAGATTGCCAACGCCACTGAACAGCACATGCCAGTCGATGCCTCTCGAGATGCTTTCAAACGACAGCGAGGAGTTCTTCTTCTGCTGTTCCTTCAGCAGCTGTCGCTTTTGCCATGCTTTTGCTGCGTTGCTAACAGATGATGCATCCACCTCTGCTATCTTCTGGGCGTATTCCTCTGCCAATGCCAGCTTTTGCTGGTGGAATGAGCCATACTCCTTCAGGTAGTCTACCATGGCAGAGATTTCTTCCTTGCGAGCCTCCCTGTTGGCATCAGCTATTTCTTTCTTTCGGATAACGGCGGCTTGACTACGGGCTTTCTGCAATGCCTCTGCCTGCTCCGCTGTCAGACCGTCCTTGCCAACAGCACTCTTTGCCTTTTTATTGTCACGCTTCCAGTTGCTCTCTTGCTTGTCAATGGCGTTTTTGCGGGCTTGATATTCGTTCTCTATTTCGCGGAGCTTTTTTTGCAGCCCCTCCTGCATGGTTTCTATCTCCGCCGAATCGTTAGAACGCTGCAGGTCTACGAGCTCCTGCTTCAGCTTTTCAGCCATTTGTCGCCTGCGTTCTGCTTCCGCCGCTTCCTTCAGCTTTTTCTTGTCCGTTTTTTTTGCGTCAGCATTCTTGGCAGGCTTGGTCTTGTCGTATTCCTTTTTCTTTTGGTCAAGGTCATCCTTGAGCTCCTTCAGCTGCTTCTCATACTCTTCCTTCGTCAGCTTGTTTGACTTACTTCTGACGAAATTGTTGTAGTTTTTAAGAGCTTGCTCATAATTCTTCTTCGCCTGTGTTCCCCATGCTGCGCTGTTATCACGCTTGGCATTGCGCCGATTCCTTTCAGCTACCAACTTGTTGAGCTGATACTGCAGCTCGTCATTGGAATATATGCCTGTCAAGCTCTTGCTGCCCTGTATTATTTTTCCATACTTCTTACCGTTTACCTTCATCGCTGCCAACAGGTTTTCGCGGCGTTTGATTTCTTTTTCCAGCGTATCATTGCTGACACCTGTGAGATTTTCAAAATAAGCATTGACTTGGCTCTTGCGTATTTGCCCAGTCAGATTGTTTCTTTTGCCATATAGTGTCTTGAGTTCGGCTTCCTCGCCTTTGGTCAATCCGCCACGTTTGGTCATACTTCCATTGCGGTCGGATTCTTCCCAATATTCCGTGCTCTTTTTCTTTTCAAGTGTTTTTATCCTGTCGTTGATTGTCTTGACCTCGTTCTTAGGATTCGCAAGCGACTTCTGACCATCGAGCAAGGCTATCTCTTCCTTGATTTTCTTGATGTTCTTCAGCTTGGCGTATTCAGTATCATACTTCGCAAAGATGTTGGGATACTTCTGCTCCAACTTGTTAAGGGCTTCACGCCTTGTATCAGTAGACAATGCTTCATCACCAGCTATCTGGCAGAGTTCCTCCAACCTGCGCTTATGGGCTTCTTCCGCCTCAATGACTTTCTGCTTCTGCGCCTCGTAGGCTTCATCTGCATCTTGCAGACGCTCCGTTTCGGTCTTTGCACTGACCATGGTGGCCACTACGCCGGCGAGCATTGTTGCCACCAAGACGTAAGGGTTGGCAAGCATGGTGGCATTCAACGCTTTCTGCGCGCTCTCCACAAGAACCAGCCAATTGTAATGCAGAGCCTCTGCGGCCGTTGCCCACCCTTTAGCTGCTGCGGTAAGCATGACGGCGGCTCGGTAGGTGCCATAGGTGGCCACCATGGCCAACAGGATACGGCCAAAACGCTCATAGTGCTCTACGACATACGAGATGCCTGACAATGTCGTATTGATGACACCTTCGCTTTGCTGACCTAACTTATTGAACGCTATCGAGATGCTGTCTTCTATGTTGGCAATCTGTCCTACTATCGTCTTTGACTGCTCGGCCATCAAACCACCGAACTTGCCGCCCTCATTGGTGAGACTCTCGATAACCTTCTGTACTTCGGGGAATCCGACCTTTCCGGCTTCCACAAGTTCGCGCACCTTGTCCTCGGCCACGCCAAATTGTTTCGCCAGCTCACTTATCATAGGGAGACCGCGGTTGGTGAACTGGTTCAAGTCCTGCGTATATAACCTGCCTTGTGCCATTGTGGTACCATACAGATATACCAGATCATTTAAAGGAACACTTAGTCCGGCTGCAATATCTCCAAGCCGTATCAGTGTCTCGTTCACCCGCTCGGCTTCAAAGCCATAGGCAAGCAGCTGCTTGGCTCCTTGCGCTACATCTTCCAAGCCGAAAGGTGTTGTGGCAGCCGTCCTTACCAGTTGCATCATCAGGGCATTGGCCTTTTCCTCGCTCTGAAGCATCGTGGTGAAGGCAACCTCTAACTGCTGAAATTGACCACGCACCTTGGCTACCTCGGACACGAACTCCTTGATAGTGAATGCCGCAGCCAATTTGCCGATAGAACGCGTCAGGCGGTTGGAAATCTGCTCCGTGTTCTCCAATTCCCTGTTCGCCGCTGCCACGTTCTGTTGCAGTTCCTTGACCTTCCGCTGACTCTTATCCATATTAGGCGAAAGTTTATCCACCATCAGAAGTTCTATTTTAACCGGTTGTGCGTTTGCCATTATTCGTTTAATTTACTCTGAAAAAAGCCGACTATCTCGTTGGCTTCCTCTTCAGCTGTTTGATTTTCTTTCTTGTTCTTGTCATTCTTGTCTACATAGCGAGGGGCATCGCTCAGCATCATTATCAATGTTTGATAGTTCACGCCATTCAGTATGTAGTCTACCGTCCACCCTGTAGCACTTGCTATCTGCCACAGGAAACCGAAGGGGCTATGGGAGCCTTCCCACTGGCTCTTTAACTCCCCTCCTTCTTTTTCTGGCTCAGACGCAGGCGCATCGGGTTCGCTATCTCTGCTGATCTGATAATAGGAATAAAAGGGTCGGTACCCATGAGGGAGACGAATTTCTTCATTACCTCCATCTGGTATTCGTGTGTCATGAAGTTGCGTATGAACCAAGCCACAAGCCACACACCACATTTACGCGAGAAATATCCGCGACATATCATGTAGGCTATCATACGGCTTAGGCTTTTGCCCTGCTGGACGAGAAATTGAAACTCCTCCTCTTTCGTGAAATTCCAAATCTGCTCACTCGTCACATTCATGGAAAGGTATGTCCGGGCAATCTTCAGCTGTCCGGACATACAGGGACGCTTCATAGTCACACGCAGCACAAAGGGGCTCTTCCTAAACGGAAGGCGCACAGCCTTCAAAGGTACACTTACACCTGTATCGAGCAATGCTTCCGCCCCCTCTCGCTGTATCTGTCTAATCACATCTTCTTCCATCAGCCTTCACTTACCGTGTCGTTGATTTCGTAAGGTGCAGAGTCGTCTTCGGGCTTGTTGATCTTCAACTGGCACTCGATCTTGGACACTTCCGTAAGGGTGAGCTTGCCGCCGAGGTTGGCGAGTATGGTACCGTTAGGAATGGTCATTGTCTGTCCGCTCACGAACTGGATAGTCCATTTGTCTCTTATCTGCACAAGAGAAGTAGGAGCTTTCCAGCCGGTAACCTTCTCATTCCCACTGCTGCCGGTCTTGACGAGTGTGCCGCCGAGTACCTGCTGCAAGTTCGCATAGTCCAACTGGATAAGGTTGAATGTCGGACTTATCTGTGCATTCTTCTGGAGAAGGGTCAGCACTGGTGCATCGGGCACCTGCTCTGCTTCAACATCGACGCTTTCAGGCTTTGAGCCTCCCCAGTCCCAGCTACCTTTTTCAATGTAGCCTATCAGGGTGCTTCCTTTTTTCACGGCTGCTATGCCGTAGATGAAATTCTTGTTTTTACTCATTTTTCTTTCATTTTATGGTGGGTTATCGTTCAGAGGGGGACTGTCAAGCCAGCTTCTTTTTCCGAATGTAGACGATAACGAACCTTGTTAATACTGTTGCTACGATACCGGATAAAAGTCCGGTAAAAAAATACTTGAGCCTTTTGAAGAAGGTATTCTTCGAAGTTTCCTCTTCCGCCTCCTTAAGCTCACTGTTAGACTTATTCACCTCTTTCAGTTGCCGTTTCAGGGTGCTGATGGTCTTGGAGTAGCCGGCACACACCAGCTCCAAACTGTCGCAGCCGGCTTCTATCACCAGCTGCTCCGGTTCATTCGCCGTCGGTGGTATCCGCATCACCTTCACATTGGCCTGTCCTTTCCGGGCTGTGTAGCCCGCTCCGGACGGAAGCAACCGCAGGCTGTCCATGCTCAGCGTCAGGCTCACCGCCGACATCGGTACTTTCACGGGCGTTTGCCATGTTTCGACGACGCTCGCCGTGCTGTCCACGTCGAGGCGGTTCACCTCGTGGCTCGTGGCTGTCTCCCGGCTCACGCTTTTTCTGCTCGATGCGCAGGCGGCGAAGCACAGGGCAGTCGTTGCTATAACGGCAGCTGTTAGCATCGTCAATGGCTTTCCGAAGCCGTGCCATCTCACGCTTGGTTGCGTTGAGGTCTTTTCTTGTTTCATTCAATTCTTCTTTTAAAGGATTTACTATGTTCTCTATCAGTACCCGGGTGGCTTTCTCAGTGTTATCAATCCGGACTGTCTCGGCATCAGCCAGTGCTTTCTCTGCTTCAGCTTTCGCCTTCCGAACGGTCGATTTCATCGTGATGACGGCTATCACCGTCGCCACAAGGCCGCCACCCAGCACCAGATTGATTAATTCACTGAGTTCCATACCTTTTTATTATTTTGGTGTTACTGCCTTATTCCTATTTCGCGCAGCCACTTCTGCACGTCAAAAGACGGGCAATCTTTTCCCGGGTTCAATTCACGGTGTCCCACTATGCGTATCTGAGGGAAGCGGCGATGGAACTGCAGCACATAATGCTTCAAGGCTTCCCATTGTGCCACCGTTCGAGTATCCTTTGGACGCCCCTGCTTGTCACAGCCACCCACATATACGATATGTCGGCTTATGCTGTTGTAGCCTGCTGCCCCATTCGTTACCTCCCATGGGTCAGCATTGGCATCCTCATTGTTACCCACCAGCCGCTCCACGCTTCCGTCAAGATGCACCATATCCGTGTAACCCACCCGCGACCAGCCACGACCACCCTTGCTTACTGGGTCGGTGTGCCAGTGGCGTATCTCCGCAGAGCTTACCGTACGGCCTTCCGGCGTGGCGGTGCAGTGGATTACAAGATACTTTATCGGCTTACTCATCGTCTTCAGGATTTGGGTTCTGCTCATGGTCTGTTGTACCAGCATCAGGATTTTCGTCCTTACCGCCATTATCCCCGTCCGGCTGTCCGCCTTCCTCATCACCGAGGGTATACATTGGGGCGGTCTTGCCCTTGAACTCCTTGCAAAGGCCACGGTCTATGAGTGATTGGGCACGAGCTTCGTCTTTCACTTCCAAGATGGTTTCAGGCTCATACAATGTCGTGTGGTCGTCCTTATCACAGAACAAACTCATTACTTTCAGTTTCATATGTTTATTTGTTTTACAGTTTAACTTATCCTTCAGGAATGCTTGGATCTTTATAGGCACTCATCATCACTGCGCCGGCATCTGCCGTTTTCGGCATGCAGATGAAGTAGTGGCGGAAGTTGATGAGTGAACGCTGGTTCTGAGGGTCGGTGGATGCCTCGCTGTAGTACATCTTCGTTGAACCAGTGGCCTTGAATACACGCGGAGCATAAAAGGCGAAGGAGCACTGGAACTCGCCAGTTTCAGCAGCGGTGCCGACAGCCTTTTTCTTACCAGCTGTAGTGTACAACGGGTTGTTTGCAAACTCGTAGATGTCAAAGCCGTACAATCTTCCCACCGTGCCGTCATTGCGGTTGATGTTGTACTGCTCTTTGAATACCTGGGAAACTTCCAACAGGTCGTTGGCATGGTCGCTGCAAAGCACGAGACGACGCCCTTGGGTAGGAACACGCAGATTGTCCATTGCACGCTTTAGGTTCAGCACGTCATTTGCAGTCAGCTTCAGACGACCGGTAACAGCGTCCCTCTTTCCTGTCGTCTTCAGTACAGGTGTCTTTTCGGTATTCTCCTGCGCACACAAAGCATGGGCAGCCTTGGCAAATTTCGAGTCATTTATAGCGTTGCCATGACTCTCCTTCACACGAGCCATCTTGTCGAAGCTCAACGCATGCAACTCATCATCAGTAATAGGTGTGACCTTTGTCTGGAACTTATCCAGCTTGATGGCTATATCCTTATCCTCCAATGCCTGAGAAGGTATAGGGTAGGTTGTGTTATTGATCAACACGTCAGGATCGACGCCCACTTCAACCAAATGGATGACATCGTTGTTCACGATACTCGTATTGTCGGGAATGCCATCAAGGAAGGTCGCTTCCAACCCACGGCGAAGATGCTTTACAAGCTCGCCTGTCCATAGTTCAGCATAAACACCAACACGGAAGCTGCCCGCAGGAGCAGCCTGTCCGATAACGGCAGAAAGCACATTCATGCCGACAGCACCCGTCATGGGCGACAAGCCGGCAGCAGCGGCAAGGGTGCCGCCTACCAGGCAGTTCACAAAGAACGCCATTAAAATTGTCATTAATTTTGTCATTGTTTCAAATTTTTATTGTTAGACATTAGATCTCACACTCAACACCGTATTCTGCCTTGTACAACCTCTTGTACAGTGCAAGGTCATTCGTACGTATGTCCTCCAGTTTCTCGGCAGGCACGTCACTCAACTTCGCATATTCACCGGTATTACCAGAAGGAGTGCCACCGTTGTTGATAAACTTGCTCGCCTTCATGATAGGTGCCATTGCACCAATGGTGGTCTTCAAGCTGTCGATACCGATTTTCTTGCCGAGGTCAACAAAGTGCTGTTTCTTGTCCAGCGTGATTTTCTTCTCCTCTACAGCCTTGTCGACCGCCGCTTCGATGCTTGCAGCGAGCAGTGCATCTTTCTCTTTTTTGAGGTTTTCCACCTCTTTTGCCTTTACCAGCAGCTGCTGGATGGCTGCGTTAATAGCCGCCTCGTCAGCTTCCTTGGGCAAGCCCAGCATAAGGGCTAACTTCTCTTGATCCATTTCTTTTTCTGTTTTTTGATTATTGTTATTATGTAGTAGTGGCAACACGTCTGCCACTCCCTTACCTAACGAAAGTCTGACACCGTCTTTTTGCAGTACGATGGCATCATCGTTCGCACCGACATCCACCAGCGACACTTCAAAGAGTTTGCTCTTGATGACGGTTGGGGCTTTCTGTCCCGGCAACAGATACTTCGGGTCTTCACTTGTCTCCAAAATGTCAATTCCTACGCTTACCATTTTCAAGGAACCGAATTCCCATTGTTTCTTACATCGCTTGCTCAACTCGGTAGCTTCGTCGAATACAAGTTCTCCAGTAACTTCATTGTCTTCTAACTTAATATCCTTTACCAAACCGATGACCTGCCCGCGTTCATGCATGTATAATAGTACAGGGTTGCGGTTATACTGCTCCACATTCATTCCTGATGTCAGTACCCGAAAGCCGTAGCTGTTCAAGCTGTCATTTGTAATTCGTATTCGTTTTGCTTTACTCATATCTATATTTTTATTGCCGTGCCGAAAGCACGAGTAACTTATTTTTTTGTGCAATATTACGAACTAAACCATTGATAACCAAATAACTATGCAAACGCTGCCGTATATACCGCATACCATTCCGTATTACTTGTTCCTATCACGAAAAACAGCAATCTTTGCAGTAGTTTTAACATTATTCAATACAAATATTTCTATGACAAAGGCAGAAATTGAACAGAAAAAAAACATCGGAAGGTCATTGTACCTCTCCGGAATGGAGCAGACGGAGATAGCCGATCAGTTGGGCGTATCACGCGTTACCGTTTCCAAATGGTGCGCCTCTGAAGGATGGAAGGAGGCACGCGCCGCAAAGAACATATCACGCCCGGAACTGGTGAACAAGCTCCTGCTTACCATCGACGGTTTGATAGAGAGTGTGAACAAGTCTAAAGACCCGACGCTCATCGGCTCGCTGGCCGACAAGCTCTCCAAACTATCAGCAACAATAGAGAAGCTCGACAAGAAGGCGAACGTCATCGACGCCATAGAGGTGTTCATGGCTTTCAACCGCTGGATTCAGGACCAGGCGTCCTTCGACCCGGAGATTACACCGGAGCTTATCAAGGCCATCAACAAGTACCAGAACAAGTTCCTCATGGAGCGCATGCAAAACCCGTCCACATTATAGTATCACGCTATGGCAACAATATCAGAGCTCAAGAAGATACAGCAGGAGTGGCAGGAACACTGCCGGTTGATACAGAGCATTACGGACACGAAAAGTCTTGTCCGCGAGAGTTCCGTGCAGAAAGAGCAGCGCATTCGCAGGCTGCAGAAAGACTATGCTGCATTCTGCGAGTATTATTTTCCGCACTTCCTGCAACTGCGCGACAAGGTTACGGGCGAGGTTATCCGTACCATCCACAATGCGCCATTCCACAATGCTGCAGCTGGCAAAGTAAAGAACACGCCTAACCTAAAGGCTGTGTTCAAGTGGCCGAGAGGACACGCAAAGTCAACGCACATGGACATCTTCACGCCGCTGTGGCTTATGTTCCAGCCGAAGAGGCTCATCAATTTTATGGTGCTCGTCGGCAAGTCCGAGGACAGTGCGAACAGACTCCTCGGTGATATTCAGGCCGAACTCCAGTACAACAAGCGCATCATAGCCGACTTCGGAAAGCAGATGTCAATGGGCAGCTGGACGGAGGGAGAGTTCTCCACCAAGGAGGGGGTATATTTCCTTGCATGCGGTCGTGGACAGTCGCCGCGTGGCCTCCGAAAGCGGGAGGCGCGGCCTGACTACATTGTCATCGACGACCTTGATGATGACGAACTCTGCCGTAACGAACGCCGTGTACGTGAACTCACCGACTGGGTCAAGGAAGCACTCTTCGGGTCGCTCGACGTGGGACGAGGACGATTCATCATGGTCGGAAACCTTATCTCAAAGACCTCCGTACTGGCTAATATCTGCAAGATAAAAAGTGTGCATGTATCAACAATATATGCCGTGGACAACGAGGGAAACCCCGTGTGGCAAGAGAAGTGGACAAAGGAAGAAGCACAAGGATTTGCCGAGTTCGTGGGCTACCGTGCCTGGAACAAGGAGATGATGCACAATCCTATCGTCGAGGGAACTGTATTTCGGCAGGAATGGATACGTTGGGCAAAACGACCGGCATGGAAAGACTTCTCCGAATTTGTCCTCTATATCGACCCGTCGTGGAAAAGCAAGAAGACCAACGACACCAAGGCCGCCAAGCTGTGGGGAAAGCACAAAACCTATCTTTGGCACCTGCGCGCTTTCGTGCGCAAGGCGTCTGTTGCTGAACTCGTCCGCTGGTGCTACGACATCTACGAATGGAGCCAAGAAATCGGCATTGCCATACGCTTTGCCATCGAAGCAAGCTTCATGCAGGATATTCTCCTCGATGAGTTCACCACGGAGGGAGAACTCCGAGGCTATCAATTGCCCATTACCGGCGATACACGCAAAAAGCCGGACAAGTTCCAGCGCGTCGAGGCCATCAGCCCGCTCTGGGAACGAGGCTTTGTCTATTATGACATATCACAGAAAGAAGACCCCGACATGCAGGCTGGAGTTGAGCAGACGCTCGCCTTCGAGAAAGGCATGGCAGGCAACGACGATGCACCGGATGCCGATGAAGGAGCTATCTATATCCTTCAGAAGAATACAAGACAACAAATGTTTTCACCGAGATTCGGCCGTCGGCCGACCTCAAAAAACCAATGGTAGCGCAAGTGAGTGCAAAGCCAAGCTTGTTTGAGCTGTGCCGAACGCGCCTACCTTCAATAAAATTAATGTTAATTATGTACAGACTTATTAAAGACATCATTTTCGGCATAAGATTCAAGCGTGCCGTAAAAAAGGCAGACTACTGCCACCATATCACCCATAGAAAGTATATGGTGCTTGTTATCAACAAAAAATTGGAAGTACTTTCCAAACAGGAGCTGAAGAAGTTTATCAGGGGTGGTGTTTTCAAAGAAGGCACAACCATAGCTGACTTGGAAAAGAAGGCTTTATACATCACATTATAATAAATGAATAGGTATGTTTATCACGAATGAAGATTACAAGGTCGTTATCGGAGAACAGGCGTTGAAAGTGGTTTCACAGGTCAGCGAAGAGAACCGAAGCAACGCCGAGACAGAAGCTATAGAAGAGATAGCCGGATATCTCCGCCCGAAATACGACACGGAGGCTGTATTCAGTGCCATGGGCAACCAACGTAACAAGCTCGTGGTAATGCGCGCCTGCGATATTGCCATCTACCACATGGCAGCGTCTACGCCGCAGAAGATGGGTATGGAAATACGTAAGGAACGCTATGAGCGGGCTATCAAGTGGCTGGAGGGAGTGCAGGCAGGAAAAATTGTGCCTGATTTGCCACTTGCTATTGATGAGAATGGCAACAGCGTAGGTCTGCCAATGAAATATGGAAGTCAAAAGAAACAAAGATACAACTGGTAACTATTATGGCAAAAAATACAAATAACAGAACACTGGTACATACTCCTTATGGCACACTGAAGCTTGCAAAAAACGACGCAAAGCAATTCAGGAAAACAGTCATGGAGTTGCAGCGGACTACGGACTCTCTCACACGCAAGGACATCGGCGACTGGCGCATAGCGTGGCAGATGGCCATCAATGTCGATAACCCGAACCGTCAGCGGCTATATGACATATACCGCGACGTGGAAGTCGACCTCCACCTATCCGGATGTATCCAGCAACGCGAGGGCTTCGTTTTATCCCGCTCGTTCAAATTGGTTAACGAGAAGGGAGATGAAGATACGGATGCTACAAAGTATTTCAATACGGCATGGTTCAAGCGGCTTATGAAATTTGCACTCGACGCCAATTACTGGGGACACTCCCTTATTGAGTTGGGTGAGCTGACGACCGATGCGAACAACCGGTTATGCTATGACGGGGTTACACTTATTCCGCGAAAGCATGTCATTCCTGAATACGGTAGGCTTGTGGCAAATTTGGGCGACGATTGGAAGTCCGGGAAAGACTATCGTCGTACTCCATTTACAGAATGGCTTATCGAGGTGGGACAGCCGGATGGGCTTGGTCTTTACCTAAAAGCAGCAACACAGACGATTCCTAAAAAAAACACATTGGCATTTTGGGATACTTTTGCGGAAATATTCGGAATGCCAATGCGCATTGCACGTACAACGACGCGGGACAAGAAGGAAATGGCCGAAATGGAAAAGATGATGTCAGACATGGGTACCGAAGGTTGGGCTATCTTCCAGCAGGGAACGGAAATAGAAGTGGTGGAGTCCAAGAAAGGTGACGCTTTCAATGTCTATGACCGCCGTATAGACCGTGCGAATTCCGAACTGTCGAAACTCATCATCGGACAGACTATGACCATTGAGGACGGCTCTTCCTTATCTCAGTCAGAGACACATTTGGAGGTATTCCAAAATCTCGTGGAGGCAGACTGCGACACCATCAGGGACGTAGTAAACAACCAGCTCATACCACGTATGATACAGCATGGCTTCCCCTTGCAGGGGATTCATTTCGACTGGGACTACAGCGAGGATTACACGCCAGAGCAGCAGGTGGCATACGAGCAGCTCGTACTGAACAACTACGAGGTAGACCCTTCTTATTTCGAGGAGAAATACAATATGCCAGTGGGTGAACGTCGGAATGTGGGATCGTCAACTGGTGAAAACGGAAAGAATAAAAATTTGAAGAGATTCTTTGATACTCTCGATAGATTGATGAAGGATAATAATGTCGAGGATGTGGAACGCATTCTCTATGGTTCCCACACCCCTTTTTTCGACTGAGCCCCTCTGACTATGAGGGGCTGCATCAACGCTATGCTGGAATAGTCGGCACTAATCATCTTCAGAAGACGTTCAGCCGGGAGGAAGAAGTACGGAAGGAATTATCTGCTTTGTTCGAGGGAATGATGAAAACGCTTTATAAGGTTGAAGGTTCCCAGTTCCAAATCGACATACTGGAAACTCCGAAGGTGCAGGAATTCATCGGGACGCATGCTGCCGCATTGGACGCTTCCTTTCAAAAGATAGATATGTCCGACACTATGCGCCGTCGCCTCGAACGCTCCAACTACATTTTTTCCGGCATGAAGACTTTTCACGAACTCAATGAGGCGTTCCCATCACTCCTTGATGAGAACGGCAATCGAAAACCGTTCGAACGGTTTTTGAATGACGTTCAAAAGATAGATGATACTTACAACAGGAATTACCTGCGCGCCGAATACAACTTCGTGCAGGCTTCTGCACAGATGGCAGCCAAATGGGAAGGCTTCATGCAGGACGGAGACCGTTACAACTTGCAGTATCGCACTGCCGGAGACAAGAAGGTGCGTCCGGAACACGCTTCCCTCGACCGGGTAACACTCCCTATAACCGACTCGTTTTGGGAGTCTTATTATCCGCCCAATGGGTGGAACTGCCGTTGTACGGTCGTGCAGGTTCTCAAAGACAAATACCCTGTTACACCACACGATGAAGCCATGGCTCGCGGCGAGGAAGCAACAGGAAAGGATACAAAGGGCATATTCCACTTCAATGCAGGAATGGAACAGAAGTCCGTGCCTGACTACAACCCCTACACCATACGACGCTGCAGGGATTGCGATATAGCCAAAGGAAAGCTCAAACTTGCTTTCATTCCAGACAATGAACTCTGTGCGGCATGCCAGCTTGTAAGGAAATGCTACGGCGACAAGACAAAGTCGCAACGCACTATTGAACGCACACATTACCTGCATGAAATGCAACCGCTGCTCAAGGTGAAGCATGAAAAAACTTCCAGTGAAGGAACGATTAAGGTGGGTTTCTCTACTTATGGGAACAAACACCTCTTCTCCGATACGTTCGGACGCTCGAAGGTGCTTAGAAAAGAGGATCTTGCCTCTTTGGGTGAAGTATTGGAAAAGGCCGTGTTCATAGAATCTTCACCGCTTACGCATCCAAGAACCGACGGCATAGACTGGTTCTATTATTACGAAGGAGAAATCAGGGGACAGAAAGTAAGGCTCAATGTGGCAAGAAAGGCAGACCGAAAAAATAATGGATTTATACGTAAAACATATTTCCTGTATTCTGTAAATGACATATAAGAAAGCGTATCGGGCGATAGTTTGGACTCAAATGCCAGGTCATCATTCCCGATACGCTTGTATGATTACATCAAAGGTGGCGGTTAGGTCTAAAATGCCAGAGTGCCATTCTCTTCAGTGCTTTAGTACTGCAAATATACGAAAAAATCCGTTACTTCCAAGCAAAAGCAGCGGATTTTTTGTTTTTAGCCTCGTTTTTTCGTTCAGAGGCTCTTGATGACCACACATTGGTAGCTTTCTATGTTCTCGATTATCTCTTCGTGATTGTGGTTCGTCCGACTTTCTACCAGGTCAAATTCCATGAATGTCTCGCCTTCCATGCAGGTTAGTGCCTTGTGGATTTCCTCCAGCAGGTCGAATACTTTCAGGCTTTCTTCCTGCAACTCGCTACCGGTACTGAAGCTGCCCGTCCAGTCTGTCACCACGTGCAGGTTCACTATCGGTTCGGCACGGTATTCAACGCCGTTCTGAACAGCTTGCCACTGAATGGGGGCGAACTCTACGAATACCGCCGGACGCTCCCACTGCTCCTCCTGCTCGATGAACTCGACATTGTGGTTCCACAAGTCAATATGCTTGATGGCTCCGCCGCTTACTGCCTTCAGCTTATCGCAGAGCATCTTGTACAGTTCCTTTCTCATTTCTCGTTTATCTTAAACTCAAAGTTGATATAATCTGAAATATTTTTCTCTATAATCTCTCTGACGGCTTTTTCAACCTCCGGGCTGGTGGCTAAGAACTTACGCTTCGGAATTTTGATGGTAGTACCGGCTTTCTTTAACGCCATGAATTTCCAGAACTCGGCTTCATCGGAAAGCTGCACCGTGCGTTTGTCATTCCTACGACTGCCGTCTTTCTTCCTACCGAATGAGCCTGTTGCATCATGGTACTTGCGCCAAAAGAAACGCTTCATCTTCGGTGTTACAATGATTTGACCGCCCTCATTATGAATAGCTGCGTAAGGTTCATTCGTAAAAAAGATAATGCTATTCTCCGTGGTACGGCTTTGAATACTCCTGCGCAGACGCCCAGTGTCAAGCAATATATGGCCATCTGGCCTCATGGGACTCTTGCGCCGCTGCCATGCCTCGCTGAAGAATGCCTGACGCTCGAAATTCTGATCGAACTCGTCAGCCATCTCCACGCGAATATCTTTGAGTATCCTGCTGAGTATCTTTCCTACTTCTTTCTTCATTTTTCGTCCTCAAAATCAAACAACAGAAGTGGACGCGGCGAAGAGGCGTTGTCTTTCCTCACTGTCACATCCACTTTTAGCATATTATACAAGGTTCGTTCTGATATTCCGTAGACAGGATATATATACCTCCGCCAGATTTCCCGGTTCGACAAACCTGTACGCGCCCATTTCTGATAGGTCGCGTTCACATCTGCAACGCGCTTCAGATAACTGACACCCCGCCGTCGCTCATTATCCACTTTCATAGCTTGTTTGTTTTTTGTTCATACTATAATACTATTGCCCTGTGTCGTAACTTAATCGACACAGGGCTTAAGGTCTACACTCCAGTATCTTCCTTCTTGGGCTCGACATAGAAGGTTTCATCCTGCGTAACCTGTATACCACATTCCGTCATAGCCTGCCTTATAGGAACTTCTACAAGTGATGGAGAGTCCGAAACCTCCATTGACACGTTACCATCACGATCAGTAAGCAGCTTATCCTTGGCAATCTCTTCTGTCTGGCGGATATAGTCTGGCAGTAAACGCTTAACAAGCTGCAGGGCACTTGCCCACGTGAAGCCTTTCAGCGTCTTCAATTTCGGTGTTCCAGTTCGGAAACCTATAACGCCGTGAGCCATTTCAAGGCTCTTCTTCTTGGAGAACAAATCTGCTTGGTTCTCCGTAGCAAAGGCCTGCAGAGTATCGAACGCTTTGTCCTTTTCCTCTGAGAGGGTTGCCAGTTTGTCGGCATACTTCTCGCGAAATTTAGCGCACTGCAATTCTATCTCTGCATTGATTTTCTGTATCTGCGCGTCGCTCTTGGCGTAGGTTGCGAACGCTTCATCGGCGGCTTCTCTGCTAACGCCGGTGATGATTACTTTTTTCTTTCTTGTTGCCATAGTTCTTTTGTTTTTATTGGATTATTACTAATATTAATTTTCAATTGTACTGTCTATTGGAACACAGATAAATGAGGTCTTCTGTTCCACTGGTTGCTGTTTCGACTTCAAACCGCCCTTGCGCTTGATTGTTCGAAGCTTCACGGCAAGGCTCTCAAGCTCTTCTATGTCGATTTTCCTGAAAGGCTTTCCAACAAGGCGGGGATTCATACAAAAATTGTCAACCCGCACCCAATCCGTAGTGTCGACACCGAGCTGCTGCATCAACTTCAAACATACGCTGCGCCTTCGTTTGAGTTCCTTATGTATAGCCTCCCTGTGCTTATCAAACCCCGTCACTCGCTCCATATCGTTGCACATCGTGTTGTACTCCTGCATGGAAGTCTCACGCAGATGGATTGTTCGACCGTGGGTATATTGCTCCACCAGCGTCTCCTTATCTGCGCCGGGCATCTTTTTTAGCAAGGTATAAAACCTTGCGTAGTTCCTGTCTTCTCCCATAATTTCTCTGATTTCCAATCTTTATAGTTCTGTCGGGCTTTAGCTACTGCCTCGGGCAAGGTACCGTTGATGTCGCCGACACCGAACAGGGGGACACCATTCACGCATGCATATAGCTCGCCATTGAATTCCATTACCTGCACGACTTCACGTGCCTCTGCGTCGAGTTGTGTCTGACGTTTGTACTCTATGCTTGCAGCACGTTGTTCGTGCCACACTTGAATACGTCTCTTGATTTCTTCTAAAAAGTTGCTCATAATCGTTTATATTAAATTGATGTAAAACTTATTCCCATTGATATAGCCCTGCGCTCCATCACTTCCGAGCGATGAGTTGCCGCTGTTATGAACGCCTCATTGGAAGCACGGGCTATCTCATAGCCTTTCTTTCGCAAACCATTACGGAGGCATATTTTCTCTTTCGGTGCCTGCACCACCCGAAGCTTTGTCTTTTGCTCCAAACCGAATATCACTCTGCGCTTCTCCGCCTTGAAGGTTTTCTTGCGCTGTTCGCCAATGTGGCGGTGCATGGCTTTAAAGGCTTCTGCCGACATTTTATCCTTCTGCCGTTCTCCTTTCTTGAACTGGTAAGCCTTGCCGTAAATCAACAGGTTCTTCGCTCCAGCATTGCCACCATTGGCTCTGTTCCTTCTGGCAGCGTGTTCGGAAGCATTTCGCTGCATGGCTTTTGTAAATTCCGGGTGTTTCACCAATCCCATCTCCCGCGCAATCCTCACTACTGTTCTGTGCGAGATACCAAGGTGTTCTGCCACTTCCGCATTTTTGGTGTTACAGAAGTTATCGCGCATCCATTGCTGTTCTGCTTCAGATAGGATTATTTTGCTGTATTTATTTCTTTCCATTGCTATTCTTCTGCTTTCCACTCGACGGTTATCACGGCGTCGAGTCTGCCGCTGCCCTTACATATCGGACACTCTTTCTTATAGCGTTCCTGCCACTCGTCTTCCTGCCAGTGGTAGCCGTTGCCTTGGCAGTATGGGCACTGGTGTCCACGGCTCTCGATATGGTCTGTCATACCTCCACCTGGAGTCATTCGACCTGGTTCAATTTCAATTATCCGTCTTTCCTTGCTCATATAGTCATAGATTGTTACTTGTTTTCAAAATCCCTTCTTTCCACACAACATAGTGGGTACCTGCCGAACCGACGCTTCTACCTAAGCAGTAGGCTTTATACCCCATAACCCGAATCTTCATATCGCAGATATATCTCAGGCTCACGGCAGGCTTCCCCATTGGCTCGCTCTTATATTCTTGGCTTATGAAGATGAAGCACTTGCGACTGAACCTCTTCATCAGCGCAACGGCAGATGAGTAACTCCAACCAAAATTATTACAGCCCACCTGAAAGGAATCAACGATAATGAACTTTGCGGACTTTGGTTTGGCAAGTCGCGTTTCAAGCTCCTCTATAGCCTCGTCATCTATAACTCGGAAACGCCCCTGCACCTCATTCATGTTCAAATAGTCCATACGACGCTGGAAAGGTTGGGTTACACCTTCTTCATAGCTCATATAGAGCACAGGACCGTACTTGCACAGTTCTTTGCCCAACTGCATCACGAACGAGCTTTTACCCTGAGCACTGGCACCGCTGATGAACCAGGAAGCATTCTCAGCTGGAAAACCAAACGGTTCACTCCATTTCTCACCCCACGGTAGGGTTACCCATTTCTTGGCGGCAATGTCTTTCGGACTGTACGCTCGTTTGACCATTACTCCTTGTCTTTTTTCAGATTTTCAATCAGCAAGTCTGCAAGGTCTACTGCAACAGCAACGATGTCTTTCGGTTCCTCAATGACACCTGTTTTCTTGGCGATCTCAAGTGCTGTCTGATAAACCGTCGGAAGACATTCCTTGGCGATTTCATATCTGCGCTGTTCCCAGTCTATCTCGTTTTGCTTGGCCATTTCCTTACGCATGCCGATAACGGCTTCCATAGCCTCCATTTCTATTTTTGTCATATTATCTAAGTATAATAGTTAGTCCCTTGTCTGTAATCTCCACATCATTGCGGTCAAAATCATATTCCTCATCATTATTTTCATCATAGTATCTGAAGAAATCGTTAATCTGACCTTTTGCGTATTCTCTCAATTCTCCAAGACTGGTATCCTCGGGAACATACCCTGTATACTTCATTACAATGCTTACACGTTTCATATTATGCTCCTTTCTTTATTTTCTCAATTTCCGTATATACTCTTCTAAGGCCGCCTCCGCTCTTGCGTACTATCTTACCGATGTCCGTGCCTTCCGGGGCATTCACCTTAGCTACGATGCGAGCCTGTTCCTTAAGGAAGTGCTCGCGTTCCCTGCCATCATCAGGCGTTACTTTGCTGTATCTGTCGCCATAGCGTGAGAGCATCTCGGTATAGCCCACTTTCTTGCATTCTATCGAGCGGTTGATTTTCTCCTTCAGTCCGTCAGCCCCCATCATATACCATGCGCAGCATCGCTCGGTGGCATTCCAAAGGGCTTTGAGTTCCAAGAAAGCCTCATATTGCAAGTCGCCGGCTTCATCCAAAATGATGAGAGGTGTGTCTATGCTGCGTAGGTAGTACACAAGGTCATCGTACACGTCCGAATATCTTCCCTTGCTGTCGACACCAAACTCGGAAGCTACCTTTCTGATGAGCTTCAGCTTCGTCTTCACCTGCGAGCAGTCGATATAGACGGCGTTCCTGTGGTGTGCCACGTAGTAGCGTGCCGTAAAGGTCTTGCCTATGTTGGGCATGTCGCACATGATACCGCTAAGGCTTGACTGCTGCGAGAACTCCAACTGGGCGGTGATATACTCGAAAGTGGCCGTCTTGGCAGGTTTCCACTCTATTTCACCCCTGAGGCTCACCCCAAGACGGCGTGCGATGCCTATCCAGTTGGCGTCGCTCAGGGCTTTGTCTGTCTGGCCGTTCTTGATACTGCTGTAAACCGAGGTACTTATACCAAGGCTTGCCGCATGTTTGGCGTCACTCGGATAGTTGGTGCGGTTCAGTTTCACCGCGTCCAAGATTTTCTGTTTTTGCACTTCTGTAATCATAGTTCGAATTGCTGTGCAAGTGAGTGCAAATGAACTTGCTCGTTTTGCCGAGCAAAGCCAGCAATCAGCTTGCTAAGTCATTTATAATGTTGTTTTAATATGCTTCTAATCCCATTTTGCTATAATCAGTATCAGGAATATAGCTTAGTTCTTCTTCCTGCTCTTGCACTTGCGGCAGTTCAAGAGGGTATTCTTCCGCAGACACAGCCTTCTGGACTGTCATCTTGCCCACCTTGGTGATGGCATTGTCGCGCAGATACTTGTCGAAATGTGCCACATACTTCCGTTGCTCAATGAATGCTTCCTTGTCCGCCTCGGTCTGTTCCGCCATCACACGGTTGTAGGTTGTAATACGGTGCAGCTTGTCGATGTATCTGTCGCCTTGGTAGAGGAATATGTCCGTGGGCTTTCCCTCATCGTCAGGCAGGTAGTAGGCGGTTACCTTATAGTTGTTCGGTGCAAGCCGTTCAAGCACCTCGGGACCGCTTATCCACCAGTCCTCATGTGCTACCCTTACGGTCGAATTCCTACGGATGCTCGTTTCCACACACTCACCGATGTAGCGGCTCAGTGTCAGCTTGTCCAATGGACGGAGCGTGGGGTTAAGCCTTGCTACGAGTACATCCCAACGGCTCATGCCCGGATACATCTTTTGATTGGGGTGTGGCATGTGGTTCCACTCATCACAGTCCCGGCGGTTGTCAGCCACGAGTTCCTCGAAGGTATAATACTTCTTGTCCTCCCATGTGTGGTTGCCACTGTCGCTGATTTTTTTCTGTTCCACCCTTCGTGCACCCTTATTATGCCAACGTCCGATGCCTTCGTGGTTCTTATGCTCCACGGTTGTCTTGAATGCGCCGTTTATAGGCTCCGCATACTTTTCTTGGTGATTCATCGGAGCACAGAAACGTACGAAACGAAAAACCTCTTCGGCTTTTAGAAACCCTTCCTTATACTTGCTCATCAGGTGCTGCTCCACCTCGATGCCTGCCGGCATACCCCATCCGTGTTTCTCTATCAGACGGAACATGTCCTGGAAGCATTCCACTACGAGCGAGTCATCCTTGCCACGACTGTAGGCAAGCCCTATACGGCACTGGCTCACCACATCGGTGGCGTAATAGGCATGCACATATTCGTTTCCTTTCATGCGACGAGGCAGGTCGACGTCATCCATTGTGATTTGGCTCAAAGAGAACTCGCCGCTATGGCGGTGCATGTGCGGCATGTCTTCGTGGTAGAATGCCGACCAACTTTTAAGGGCTTTGTTGATTTTTAATTTATTACTGGGCTTGTTCAGTATGTTCCTGATGGTGCTCTCGCTCAGTTCCTTGGGTTCTCCATTTTTATCTGTAAAATCGTCAGGATTGAACAGCTCGCCCGTTTCAAAATCCCACACATCAAGCTCTCCACATAGAAATTCTATGTACATCTTGTGTACATCACTGCCGTAAGGCTTGTTGGGAAGCACATAGATGCTCAGAATGAGCTGCTCGGCCTTGTAGTCCACCTTACGGCGGTGCTGATTGCCGAACTTGCCACTGATTAAACTGATATAGCCCTCACACTTGTACAGGTTCGCTTTCTTCCTGAAGCGCAGCGTACTGGCAGGGAGAGTGTGTCCCAGTTCCTCACGCAAGGTTTCGATGGTTTTTGCCATCATATCCCAGTTGTATCTACCACCGAACAGGCGTTGGCTGTCCCGTGCGCGTTCATAGAGCTTGATGCAGCAGTTCAGTACCGAGGCATTGATGATATACTCACGTTTCTTTTTCTCGTCAAGGTCGATACCTGTCTTGCTGCGATCATGGAAGAAGGCAACAGCAGCTTGGTCCCTTTCGTAATTGGAAAGTACCCACGTCTTGACACGAACCTCGTCGCCACCGGGATACATTTCCTCAACAGCCTCCTTGTATTTTGTCGGCAAACTGTCTATAGCAATCAGAGCACAACAGCCATTCGCACCACCTCCACGACGGACAACGTCTATCTGACCTTTCCAAGCCTTATATTTGTAATTAGGCTCGGTCATAATTCCGCTGTCCACAAGCTCGTGGTAGGATATGCAAAGTTTGTTACCGTAATACTCCATATTGCCTCCTTATAAAGCCTTTGCGAATTCCTGCATGGAAGGAATCTCGCTCAGATAAACCTTGCTGTAATCCTTTCTCTTGGAACCCTTGAATAAGATGATTCCCGTGCCAGTTGTCATGTTGGCTTCCAAGACGGCACCATTACTAAAGTACTGGCGCATCAGCCTCATTCCGTTTTCGGTAACATCATAGAAGATTTCCTCCTCAGGTACAGAAGCTTCTATCCAACCACCTTTCATTCTGGCCGTATGGCGGATTTTGCGAGAAAGCTCGCTGTCGCTGTCAAAGCTCAGTGCCCTGTTAATCATACGTTCTGTTACTCCGAACGCTTTCATAAGCATCCTTTTCACGTCCATTGTCGTTTGAATCTTACGTGTCATAATCTCACTTTTTTTTAAGATTTAATATTTGCTAATCTCGGCTATTTTTCGTATCTTTGGCCGCACGTTCCATTGGAACACGCCGCAAAGATAAACGTTTTGCATAAACAAACCAAATATTTTGGCAATTATTTTACTCGAAATGTTTAATTATGGAGAAAAAAGATAGATTATTAAGCCTAATAGACCATTACTCTGGTGGTAATAAGTCTGAATTTGCTCGGATGATAGGGGTATCTCCACAAGCAGTTAACACTTGGATCACCCGCAATACCTTTGATATAGATATTATTTATGCAAAATGTTTAAACGTGTCTCCCGACTGGCTTCTCACAGGTAAAGGGAATATGCTTAAAGAGGAGGAAAAAGAAGATGCCTCCGCCCCAATAGTCAGCCATGACCCCAAAATGGGACAACCTTATTACGATGTTGATTTTCTTGGTGGTTTCAGCGAGGTTTATAATTCGCAAGTCTCATTGCCAGCCCATAATATCATCGTACCCAGTTTTGACAGAGCCAATCTTTGGTGTAATGTTACCGGACATTCTATGGAACCAAGAATAAGCCACGGTGATATTATAGCTCTCCGCCCATGCACTATAGACGACATTCAATACGGCGAGATGTATGCAGTGATTCTCGATACCATCCGCACCATCAAGATTCTTCGCAAAGGCTCCTCTAAGGGCTTCCTCCGATATGTTCCCATAAATCCTAATTTCGATGAGCAGGAGTTCGCTGTCAGCCGTATCATAAATGTATTTGAAGTTATTGGTAGCATCAGTAAATTTTTCTAAATACAACTATTTTATGGCTATAATTTTTATTATCATCGGTTGCTTGATTTTGTATGTCGTATACAAGAATTTCAAAGCGAAAGGTCTTACGCATAAAGATGATGCAAATATAAAGGTGCATATTCTTACCTCAACTGATGGCGAAACTTTTCATGAATCCAAAGACATTGACTATAAATCTCATCGAGAACAAATGAAATTGAGAGATAAAAGACGTGAGAGAAAGCATATCATTTGGAGAGTGTTACGTTTCATGGTTACATACAAGTCTTTGATGGCTGAAACTACAAATTTCTATCAATTTAGGGATAATTACGCCGCCTTTAAGACAGCAAAAGGAGAAATGCGTAAAAGGCATCCGGACACAAACGCATTAAACACAGCCATTAGGTTTTGCCGTATGGAATACTTTTATGAAACTTGTGATCACAAACTTACAGATAATGATATTCAATCCTTATATAAATGGAGAGAACTGAATATTAATGAAGAGGAACTATTGAACAATGTCCTTACTTCTTTCGAGATGTATTGGAAAGAGGTTCTCGACTCTTATGTTCGACCATCTGCGCGGACTAATCGTATAAACTACCTCATTCAGGAATTGGCAAATATTAGGGAGATGAAAGAGCTGCAACCGTATCCGATTATTCTAAGTCGAATAGACCAGATGCAACAGCAATACAATGATATACTGCATTCATAAAACAACGAGAAGTACCCCCAGCACTCCTTCAGTCCCTCTCACTTCCTCTGCCCCCCCCTGTTTTACACCAGAAAAAACAGTAAACAGCCTGATATAGCGTTATTTAATAAGGTGAAACTAAAAATATAGTGGTATTTAGGGGGGGGCTATCGACACTAAAAACGCACTTATCTTTGAAAAAGTAATATCTTTACCCCCTTGTATCGCACCCCTTTAAAACCTACTTTACTAACCCCAGTTATCGAAAAAACTAACCCCACTTTTTAACCCCACCCTTAACCCCAGTACCTAAAATTGCTCATAAAAGCACAAAAAAAAGATGATAAAACCAGTACGATTTTATCACCCTCTCAAACGGTGTTTTAATGCCATTCTAAGCCCTTTATTTCTTAGTCTTTATACGTTGCTCCAGAACCGCCAGAAATGAGCGTAGATTGCTTTATTATAGCCTGTTTCGTTATGATTGTTCCATTTCCAGAAAGCCCTGCATGGAGCAAATAATTACGTGTAGCACCCACCTGTTCAGGCGTAAATACTGTATAAACGGCAGAAATACTGCTGAAATACCAGTCTTTCCGCTTCGTTCCCTTTAATCCGTGTATCAAATGTACGTGTATAACTTTTGCCATAACTTATATTTTTATGATGCAAATATACTAAATAATAATTATATGGAATAAAATAACTATTTATTTTTTTCATAAAGCACACAAGAAAGAGCGATACTCCGCCCTCTATTTGCTCCGCTATGCATCTATTTAAACCATTTGTAAGCTTGTGTAAACTTTTTGCCAATGTTTTACGCCTCAACACGCCTAAAATGTAAACCAAAATTAAAGCAATGTAAACGTTTCGTTTTACGGGCGCATAATCCTACAATCCGTGTAACTCGTTGAAAAATAAAACGTTCTACCATTTTTATCCTCAGTTCATTTTATACGCTTCGTTCTGTGCCCCATATTTACGCAAAAAATTTGTACTATAAAAATTTATTAGTAACTTTGTATCGAAAGCTCTATACCGTATATTCACAATGCTTGCATTACGAAAATGTGTGGTAATGGAGCCAAAGATATTAATCACTAAGTATTAGGACATTAACCAAAAAATCCCTATGGATATCGCAAATAAACTAATAGCGTTTTACAATCATCTGAATGCAGCTGATGTAAACAGAACCATTTTTTCGGTAAAATTAGGCGAAAGAAATTCCGAATTTATAGAAAGGTTTAAAGAAAAGTATAGCAACCAATACGCATTTTATACGCTTACGCCCATAAACTACGAGGTTGCAATGAACGAACAGATACTAGAGTATGTTAAACGCGACCTACTTTTCCAACTCATTTTAGATGGTACGTTAAACACAAACATTAAAATTCCCGACCACATTCTATTGCAATGGTATTTCAACGAGAATACTATAGATGTTGTAAAAGACATTATGCGATTCGCACCATCTACATTAAGCAATGGCAATCAGCTGGGTATGCTCTTAAAAGGAACCATTACGCTGGCAGAAGGATATGCTCAACAGTGTAAGAAATTTAGGGGATTAAAAGAAAATATAGCAAGAGCAAAGTTTGAAAGAGCTGCAAAATCAATAGCAAAAATGTCTGCTGCAACCGATGAGATAGGCGAAATAGACCCTATGAGCTGGCTAATAACACATGCCATAATGGGACTAAAAAAGACACCAGTGCTATTAATAGAAGACTTTGACCGCATAGACCCAGTGCAATTGTTTGGTATTTTCAATATATTTTCCACACGAACAGAAAAGAAAACCACAGCTAATGCAACAGAAAAACAGGGAGACGACAACGAAATAAATCCAATAAAAACACAAAATAAGTTTGGTTTTGCTAAGATAATATTTATGATGGATACAGTTGCAATAGGCACTATTTTTCGTAACTATTATGGCGAAGCCAACTACGAAAGCTATATAAAAGAGTTTGTTGCACGTACTACTTTCTATCATTCAGTATCCGAACATGCAAAAAGCTCCCTACAATCGTATGTAAAAGAAGAGTGTAAAATAAACTTCGAAACCGTCTCTAAAGGATTAACGGCTATTGGAATAAGGCTGGATAGAAGCGATATTAAAGACATGATGAACGTGTTAGACAACTTCGAAGATGCATATATACGAGAAGAAGTGAGTGTTACGGACAACTTTCGCTTCCAGTCTGACACCCCATTAGTGAAGCTTTTGACATTGCTAAAAAGGATTGGCGTGAAAGAACACCAATTGTCTGACTTCTTTTCGGCTATTGAAGCAGAAGAGAACTTTATGGACCTTTTGGGCTGTTTTGCCGTAACAAAGGAATCTATACTACGGCATGGGAAAGTCTGCCACAGGGGTGTGCTATACCAAATGGTGGTAGACGAGGAAGAAGGAACGTATAAAACGTTCGACCGTGTTATGACTATTCCTAGTATGGTATCGGTTGATGACTATCGTTTTTTGGAGGTTGATATAGATAAAGTCATAAGGAAAGCATTAGAATACGTAAGGCGCATTTAA